ATCCTACCGTGTTGATTTTTGGCCGCAATTCCCACGGCATTTGGACCAGAACTAAAGCCGTAGTACTCTTTGGGCACAGCCACAGCACCCAGACCAGGAATGGGTTTTCTTGTGTAGAATCGATGTTGGGCAGAATAGCCAGTTTCTTGTATCAGTTGGGCAATTGGGCGATCTGTTGCCACAAGAACGTCTGGTGTGAATTCTCTATAAAGAGCGTTGCACCCATACACTTTTCCCAATGTTTGAATGTGTTCCAACGGCAGTCCAGACCTGCTGACTCCGTTGCCTAACACAAATGCTATAGTCATAAAAAAATCCCCACAGTACTTAGTGGGGATTTGTGAGTTACAACAAAATTAGCTTGTGTAGTTCTCTACAATTGCTAGATCTAAAGCGCCGTCTGCCAATTGCTCTGAACCGTTTGTGCCCCAGGTGTCAATTTCAGCACCACTCTTGACTGTTGTGCCTTCGTCACTGAAGAAGTTGTCAACCAATGTTACGTTGTCAACAACTAGAGTTGGACTCCAAACGTCGCCGGTGTTGGCTCCGCCGCCTGCACAACCTCCAGCAAAGTTCTGCAAGAACTTGTTGGTCAACTTGCTGACTGCTGTTTCAGTTGAGTCGTTGCTGAAATAACTGATACTCATGTTGCCGGCTGTGGGAGTTACATCATTTTGTAACACACACGTGCCAACTTCTTGAGCTGTCCCGGTGGTGCTGCCTGCAGAGGCTGCTGTAGGAGTAAAAATTGTGCCAATACCGTAACCTTCAGGAGCACCCATGGCTGTCCAGTTGGTGTTACCAACTACAGCAATACGTAAAGCAACACCCACTACTGCATTAGCTGGATCAATTGCTGTGGTTGTAGCAACCATAAACTTGCGTGAACCTTTTTGGCGAATAATCAATCCAGGTGTTTGACCACTGTAGCTGTTGGTAATATTTACTTCGCACTTGACGATTGGATAAGCTGCGCTGGCAACGGTTGTGGGTTGTACCCCGCCAACTACACCAAGATATTCTGTGCCAGTCCAAGTGCTGCTTGGATACACCGGTGCTGTTAAACTTGTTAATGCATTGAAACCAATATCAACACCAGGGTTTGCACCGGTACTAGAGTTGTAACTGGCTTCGGTAATTTTTTTAATTTTAAGAGGACGTCCCATTTTGTTTTCTCCTTAAAGAAGTCCGATGTGGGTTCTAGCCACTACGCGGTAGGGTTTATTCTTCCGCATAAAACGCCCAATTGCGTTGACAAGTATTTATGAGTGATTGATATTTTTGCAGTACCAAAATAACATGTAAATATTGCCATGCAAAACACAGAACAACTCATTGCTCAGGGCAATACCTACAGAGAACAACACCTGCCTGAACAGGCGTTACAGCAGTATGCTCTAGCCATGTCCGCGGACCGTGGATCTTCCAGTGCATTCAACAACTACGGCAATGTGCTGAGAGAAATAGGCGATCCAGTAGGCGCTGTTCCGTTTTTGCAACGTGCCATACAGTTGGATCCGACCAATGTCACACACCATTTTAATTTAGCAGTGGCTTACTTGCTGGGTGGAGACTATGTGCGTGGCTGGCCTGCCTATGAAGCACGACACAATTTTGAACATCTTCGAGGCACAATTCCCAACTACACATGGCCTGTGTGGAATGGCGAAGACTTGAACGGTAAGACTATCTTTGTGCGTGGAGAACAAGGACATGGCGATATCATACAGTTTGTGCGATTTATACAGAACTTAAAAAACATTGGTGCCACTGTGACAGTGCAGGTCACAGACAGCCTAATCCCTTTGATTCAGTCCAGTGAAATTGGACGTGGAGTTCGAGTGATCAGTTATGCTGAACCGCCAGGTGACGCATTTGATTACTGGCTTCCTATAATGAGTTTACCCGGCAAGTTAAACGTTCGTGTTGACAACTTGCCCACTGTGATTCAATACTTAAATCCTGATCCTGCATTGGTTGCAGACTGGCGCAGGAACCTAGGTGTAAAGAATCGGCTACGAGTGGGCTTTGCCTGGTCGGGCCGACGTGACAGTTGGATCAATCAACACAAGGCCATGCCGTTTGAGACCATGCTGGCCATGATTCGATCACATGCAGATTACGAATGGTATAATTTACAAACTGACTGCACTGCTGAAGAAGAAAAAGAACTAGTGTCAGTGGGAGTACGCTGTTTCCCTGGTGGTGTTGCCACGTTTGCAGACACAGCTGCCTTGGTTGCTAATCTTGATGTGGTGACCAGTGTGGACACTGCCACTGCACACCTGAGTGCTGCCTTGGGCAAGCCCACTTGGATCATGCTGAACAACTATGCACCATGCTGGCGTTGGTTGCTGAACCGGGACGATACACCTTGGTATGCCACTGCAAGATTGTTCCGACAACCCCAAATGGGTGACTGGGCCAGTGTTGTTGAACGAATTAAACTACACCTGAAATTGTTTAAGATTTAACCGGTTGCAGTTGCACAGGCACAACTGGTGCTGTAGGCTTAGGCTGCGGTAATCCCAGTGTGGTACCAATTGGACTAGAATGTTTCTCAGGAAATAGTCCTGAATATTTTATTTGGTTGATCATGCAGTATTTACCGGGTGGCTGCGGCAGTGGGCACCGTGCCAGCGAGCGTATTAGTACGGATCGTGTTCAAATCCGCTGGGGATAATTTTAATAGATCCATCCAACATTGTAACTGTGTATTCGGTGCGGTCAGCGGATAAGCATATACTCTTATATTCACCTGCATTAATGCCGGCTTTGTTTAGTGTTGCGTTGTATGCTTCTTCTTGTTGTTTTGCGTATTGTCTTGAGTTCATTGAGTTTCCTTTTGTTTACAATTGGGTCCGTGATTATAAATTTTGTAATGACTAGCCCGCATAGTCTTATTACAGACTTCGCAAGTTAACATTACTTTGTTTTTTTCTTTAGTAACTCTTAATAGTTGTTTTTGTTCTTCTGTCATTGGCACACCTTTGTTTTTAGCAGGTTTTCCTTTTTTTGCGGCACTGATGTTTGCAGCTCTTTCTGGTGTACATCCTTTGCCAAACATAGGATTGTTAACTCCGGCTTTTAATTTTGACATCATTTCTCTATATTCCGGAGTTTTATTTTTAGAATTTACTTTAGGTTTACCTTTTTGTGATGCACTTAAATTCTTTTTATGTTCCTCTGTTTTAGGTTTATCTTTATGTGTAGCACTAATCAACTTGGCTCCGGCTTCTGTAACTATTTTATAGCCGGCTACATTTCCGTTCATCCACCGATCTTGCCGTTCCAATACTCGACATCTTGTGAGAACCTTTGTTTCCCAGTTGGCCATATCTTCTATAGAGTTAAATGTCCTGCGAATTTCATATTCAAATGCATCTTTACCGTGTTTGATAATAAGATTGTTTATATTTTCACTACTTGTAGTATAGTGATTCCAAAAGTCTTCTGCAGGAGTTCTATTAAACTTAGTGGCGTTTTGGCATCTACTGCCATAATATACTTTACCAGTTAGTTTAAACTTAACAAGATAGGTATACGGTTTGATTTCGTGTATTAATTTCATATTAGTATTTAGTCCTGAACTGCAACTTCACCCAACTATAATAACATTTATAGATAGAAAAGTCAACAAAAAAGCACACCGTAGTGTGCTTTCTTGCTCTTCCCATCCCAAAGGGTAGGATGATTTGGTAGTAAATCTCTGATTAGGAGAAAGACAAGTTTTGTACAGCTATCTCGCCAACATAATCTGCAGCGTTGCCGAACGAACTTGCAGTATTCGTGAGTTCTACGAATCCGTAGCGAGTCATAAATGACACGACTGGTTCGAATGTTGATGGGTCAAGAACCACACCACTACTCATTAACGGAATGTATGGGCAATAGAATGCGGCAGCATCTGCCTCACTAGTACCTTTGTAGCCAACCAATACGTTAGCAGTGTCGCTAGCATATGAGTTAACAAACACACGCATAGCACCGTTCAATGTACCAACAAACTTGGTGTTTGTAGGAGCTTCGAATGTGCCTTCTGTAGTACGAGCAAACGCACTAGTTGTTGCTGATTGCAACACTGTCAATGAAGCTGGTGATACCACTGCCCAGTTACCTGCGCCACGACGTGTACGTTGGGCGATCAAGTTAGCTGTACGGTTGATCAACACTGCCAAAGCAGCATGTTCGTCACCCACAAACGTAGCAGTACCACTAACGGTAGCTTGGTTGTATGTGTACTCAACAGCAGCCAGGGTGCTCAAACTCAAGAGAATCTCTTGGTCAATCTCAGCAGTAATCTCTTGTGCCAGTGCGGCCATGATTTCTGCTTCAACGTCAATACCGTGCATGGCTTGTGCGTCTTGTGCAGATTCAAATGTCCAACGTGCTTGCAACTTACGTGTCTTGGCTTCAACTGCTTGCTTCAAGATTTGAACGGAAATTTGCTTACCGCCATTACCTTCAAGCGTTGCTGTGTTAGCACCGGTGTAAGTTGATGTTGATGTTGTGTCTTTGCCCACTGTAGAATATGCAGTGGCAATAGTGAATGGACTCAATGCTTCTTGACCAGCTGTAACACTGGTTGCGGCTGCTGAGTTATCAGTCAAGTTACCAGCGTAACGCACACGCAGTGTGTGAATTTGACCAACTGGACCTGTCATTGGCTGAACGCCTACCAACTCGTTAGCAATAACTGTTGGCATTACACGACGGATAACTGGCAGAATCACACGGTTTAGTGTGGCGATGTTGCCAGCGGCTGTACTACCAGCACTTGCGTTTTCTTTCAAGTACTTGCGTGTATTCTCAAGAATCACGTTCATACTACTGCGCTTGGAACCGTTTAGACCTTCGAGCAGTGCTTCCTTGGTCTCGTCCCAGCGACCTTCTAATAATTGTTGTGACATTTAATGTCTCCTTTAAAATTAATTTAACCCTGCCAAACGCTTGATATCAATGACATTGCTGTGGTCAGCACTGTCGTCTTCAATTTGGCTACGGGCAGATTTATCGCCGGTGACTGTGGACACGGATTCTGTAATCACTTTGGAGGCTTTTACAGAGCGGTCGGTTAGAACAGCCGGTAGATACTTTTCAAATGCGTTTTTCAAACGTGTTGTTTGTACGCTTTCGAGTAAATTACGCATGACTTCTTGCTTCTCTTGGTTAAGAGGAGCCAGCAATTCGTCCATAACGTTTGCACGTTGGTTGGTCTCTTTGATCATTCGTATTTCACGCTCTTTTGACTCGTTAAGAACTTTTGCGTTCCTAATAAGTCGGATGGCTTCAGACAATTTTGCATCTTTGTTTGCAATGGTATCGTGTAATTTACGTACTTCTGCCTTCTCGTTGAGATGGGTAGCACCAAATTCACTTGCGTATGCTTCAAAGATACGACGACCAAAATTGTTCTCACGAGCAACTCGGATGTCTTCTTGTAATTGACTGAGTTCAGCCTTTAGATGACGGCTAACAGCTTGGCTCATTTTCTGTGCAGATTCTGTTACAAATCGTGCTTTCAATGCTTCCAATTGGCCACGTGCTTCACGTACCAGACGAACTTTTGTTTCTACAACATCACGTTTGTCTGTGGCGAATTCTTGAATTTCGCGAGCCAATGCATGCACAATAAAGCCTTCTAGTTTTTCTAGTCCTTCATTGTGCTGCTTGCGGTCTTTGCGCAGTTCGCTAATTTCT